ACATTATTTGGAGCACACCCGTCCGGAGGCTTGGTTCGTCCGAGCCCTGGAACTCCCGACTTACCACGTTGGGTATCCACGAGACTCTCATGTAACCACCGCTCGGAGCAGTGAAATTCTGATTAGGCCACGATATCGGAAGTCCGATCAGGCTCTCAAGAGGCTCCGCTCTAGCGCGAAGAGCCTTCCAGATCTTCGTCTGAACCGTGGCGTCACTCACGACCAGCTATCCCCCGCGCGGTCTCTGCAACTATCTGCCTCCACCTCTGGGACACAAGCATCACCCATGGTCTGGCTGGTGTGCCACCGTGACCGTCGTGCACGTAGGCAGCATATTCGGCCGTGTAGCCAAGATACAGTTTCTCCCCGTACTCGGCGTTCTCGACCACACCTACAAACGACGCTCGGTCCCAGCTGAAGCTCCCCGGACCGGCCGACGGCATCGGATTAGGGCGCGTCATGCGAGGCGTCCCGGTCTTCTCGACCTCCAGACTGGACATCAGAAAATGCGTGTCCTTAGGGCACGCCGCCTGCATCTCGTCGGCCAGGCGTATGAAGGCCTCCTGATAAACCTGAGTTCTCAACTTGTAGACCTTGCGGCTCCAGCCGAGAACCTTTCTACCGAAGCTTCCTACACTGTGATCGGGCATCAGTCCGCAACTCTTACGGACCAGGCCGTCACGTCGCCAGCTGCCGGGATGCGAACTGGGCGGATCACTCTGCGAACGTCCCCGTCCACAAGAAAGACGTCGGAGGGTAGAACCTCCAGCGTGATCTTACGACTCACGAGAACCCCGTCCTCCTCCACAACGGTCGCGATCGCTGATATCGTAAGTTCATCGCCACGCTCCGCGATCAGAGTTCCTGCGGAGTACTCGGCCTCCGCTGTAAACACGACGGCGTCCAGCTGTATGAGTTGATACGCGACGACGGGATCGTCCCATGTATTCTCGGCAGGAGTCGTCGACAGGATCCTGCGAATCTTGACGTCTCCCGTCCTTATGTCGGGATCCGACAGGAGGTCAGCAACATCGGAGCGAAGATCCGTGTAGAGACTCATCCTCGCTCAGCACTTCCGTAGAGTGGACGAGCTCCCACGTTCGTCGATCCACCAATCGGAGCAAGGATGCCCTCGACGATGGAGAGAACAGGACGAGCTCCCGAGATATATCCCGTGCCGCCATTGGACACGTCGTAGTCCACAGAGATCTTGTCCGCGGTGATGGACTTCTTAATCTTTCCGGGTGTGACCACCGGGAACAGGGACATTGGGGACGTCAGCTCCTGGAGAGCGAGAACCGCCGTGGCCTGTTTAACTTGAACTGGGAGAGGGGGAAGCTGATAGTTTCGCCGATCGACGAGTTCCGTCATGGGAAACAGAAGTCCCTGCGTGGAAGACAGAGGAACTCCCGGAAATCTCGGACCATACACCGTGTCGAACACGAGAGTGCCCCGACGCATAGCTCCCTCTGCAGCGGACTCGTCCGCATCCGTGGGGTCACCGAGACCCCACGCAATGCAGAAGTCGTCAAAGAAGGAGCGATCGATGTAGCTCTCGGCTCCGGTGATACCCGTGCCGTCTTCGACTACGATTGTCATTCGATCGCTCCCGCCCGTATCGACGAGTTACTTCTTGGTTGCGGTCGAGGTGGTGCCGGAGGTCTTGGACTTGTCGTCGTCCTCAGCCTTCTTCGCGGCGTCCTCGGCAGCCTGCTTCACTGCAGCGTCCTGCTTCTTCACCGCTTCGGCGAGAACCGGATCGGGCTTGAGGCCACCAGGAGCGTCCTCGAGATCCTTCTCCTTGCGCATCTCGGCAGCGTTCTTCTGGACGAAGGCGCCGTGGTTGTTCTCGAACTCGGTGTGATCCTTGTTCGGGTAGCGAACATCCGTCGGGGTCGGCTCCGAGAAAGTCCCGGTCGGGTTGCGGTCCAGCGACTGAACGGTGTCGCGGGGAAGCGTGCCGGTGTAGCGGACGTGACCCTTGTCGGGATCGAAGTCCTTCTCGTTGATGATGGTGTAGTCGTTGTCGCCATTCTTGATGGCCGTGGTGGGGACAGTGCCCATGATATTTCTCCGTTGATCTGATTGAGGAAATCGACGCTGGCGCGAACCGAGGGAGGAGGAAACGGTTCGCGCCAGCAAGCCCTGTTGCCAGGACCCACTGCCCGGCTGGGGAGGAGGATCAGCCGAGCAGAAGCGCGATGTGCTCGCTCTTCACGACGCCCACGCCCCAGGCCAGAGCGACCTCGTAGCGGATGCGACGGTATTCACGGTAGAGGCGAACCTCGAAGCCCAGACCCGAGACCGGATCGACCACGAAGGTCGCGTCGTCGGCAGAGTCACCACCGTCCGGAGCAGCCGGGGCGCGAGCGGCCAGAACCATGGCGTTCGGGGTGAACGCAACGTTCGGGGTGTAGGCAGCGCCCTTCGACATCGCAACACCGTCGGCCAGACCTGCGCGCAGGCCAGGTGCAGCCAGGATCAGATCCTGATCGCCGTCGCCGGGGAAGCCGGTTCCCGCGACGTACATGTTGTCGTCGCCGGCAAAGGTGACAACGTCACCCTTGAGGATCGAACCGGTGCCGGTGTCGACGTGGACCGTCTTGGCTCCAGCAACGAGCGAGGCGCCAAGATCGGTGACGTAGCCGGCAGCAGTGCCGGGGGTGTGCAGGACCGCACCGGCAGTGACGCCAATGGAGAAGCTCAGCACGCGACCGACGATACGGTTCCGCAGGAAGTCGTCACCACCGGACTCATTCATGCGAAGCAGGATCTTCTGCTTGGACTCCAGGTTGAAGCGGGCAGCCGGATTCAGGATCATACGACGATCCTGCATCGGAGCACCGTTCTCGTCGAGGATCATATTGACGCCAGCGAAGTCGCTGAGATCATCGACAGTGCCGAACGGCGCGGTGCCGGCCGTGCCCCAGGCGCGCGAGGCACCGTTGGCTGCGGCGGTAACGACGTCCGTCTCGACCTGGTTGGCCAGCCAACGCATGGACTGCGCGAACTGATCCGCCAGGATCTTGTTGTACTGGCCGGTCGGGCCGACAGCACGCTGCTCCTCACCCGACCAGCGAACGGGGGAGTACTTGGACTTGGTGATGGTCACCGGGATGCTCTCGGGGGTCACGTCGCCGTCGTTCGGCGGGGTCGCACCGGGAGTCACGTTGCCGCCGGTCGCGGCAGGCACGACCGGGACGTTGACGCTCTGCCCAACGGCAGCGCGCTCCAGCGTCGCATCGCGCTGAACGGCGGGGATTGCGCCGATCATCTCGCGAGAGACGATATCGAGACCAGCGTAGATGCTGGGCATAACAGCAGTCAGGGTATTGGCCACGGATGGCTCCTTTCGTGTTTACATTTCGGGTGGAACGGACCCATCCGGGGCCAGGGCATCGCGCAGGCATCCGCCCCGCGACATTTTTCAATAGGGGCGCTGGAGGCTTCCGCCGGGCCAGCGCCCTGTAACGCGTCAGTCGACGAGGCTGTATCCCTCGCCCATCAGGCGGCTGCGCTCGCCGGAGTCCTTTGCTTCGAACTCCGCACGAGTGAGAGTCTTCGCGCCGTGATGACCGCTGCCGTTTCCGGCACCGCCACCCGAACCGCCACCCGAGCCACGAACCAGCGACTCCCGATAGGCGTATCCGTCCACCATGGTGGACAGAGCCTCGTCGAAGTCGGCCAGCTCGCCCGGATTCGCCCGAGCGTAGATCTTGTCGCCGTTGGGCTTCAAGCCAATTACCTTCCCGTCCTCGATCTTGAACCGATCGGAGAAGATGCGATGCATGACGGCACCAGGCTGGGTCAGCTTCTCGGCGACGTACTTCGAATTGTTGAACTGCACGGCCAGCTTGTCGCTGTCCCAGCCGCTGCGAAGCTTGACATTGTCCGTCGAGAGCTCCTCGATGCGAGCCTCGAGGGTCTTCTTGATATCAGAGACCTGATCCTCGGCGGACTTCTTTGCCGCGTTCTTGATCTCCTCTACCTGAGCGTTGGTCTTGAGCTCGCCAGCCGAGAGGTTCTGCACCGTCTCCAGGGCCGCGCGAGCAGCCTCCGGATCCTCGATACCCTCGTAGACCTTGAGTTTGGCCTCCGCAGCCTCCTTGGCTTCGCGATGACCCTTCGCCTCGTTATTCAGTTCGCCGATCTTGTCGACAGCCTTCGGAGCGTCGTAGGCGACGTCCTTACCATCCTCGTACGTGTAGATGGGCTTGCCGTCCTCGACCTCGGCGTAGGTCTTTCCCTCGATTGTTACAGTCTTGAGTTTCATGCTACTTCCTCCTGGGGCATCCACCCCGTGCTATCGAGCGAATCCTCGCTCAGTCCTCCGCAGCACCACGCTGCGGTATTCAATTTCCTCGAAGGTCCGACTTGACCTTTGCCGTGGCCGAGCCCCCCGTCTTACCAACCTTCTTCGCGGGCTTCTCAGCCTCCTCGACCTGCAGGAACTCGTACTCGCCGACCTCCCTGCGAATCTGGTCCACATCCTTCTCGGCATCGTACTCCGCGCTGACGAAGTTGCGGCGCTTGCCCTCGGAGAGGTAGGCCGCACGACTGATGAGCCTGCGGGCCTGAGCATCCTGGAGATACTCCGGAGCAGCCTCGGACTCCAGATCGATGGAGAAGTCCGTCCACACGTTGACTTCCGGCTGAGCGTCGTCCATACCCATCCACTTCGCGGTATAGTCAAACGCACGCTCGAGAGCGTCCTTCAGACCCAGCGCCCACGCCTGAACGGCGGAGTTGCCCTTCTGGGCAGCAAACATCGTTGTCACAACCGTGAGATTGCCCGAGTCCGTCGTAAGCGGCTGGCGGCCAATCTCCCTCATCTGACGCTCGCAGCGCTCGATGTCTTTGCTCAGGAACGCGAGAGCATTCGCGTCGACCTGAACGTACGACCACTCCCCGTAGAGAACCGTCTTCGGACCGACGACGACTGGGGCAGGCTCGTCAACGATGGTGTCGATACCGTTTATCGTCATCTTACGCGGAATCGTCGGAGGATCCGCGTCCTTCGCCGACAGCATCGGCGAGCCGGCCATCAGCTTCGCGTACTCCAGATTCGTCTCGGCCTGATACATCTTCTTCTGGAGATGAATCACATCGTCCATCGTAGTGACGAAGCGCCAGGACTTGCCCTCGCGCCTTCCGGTAGCAACCGGGATGACCGGAATGATTCCCAGACCAACGTCGCCCTGCGCGACAATCGACCACGTCGACGCAGCACCGGACGGAAGCGGCAGGCGCTCGTAGAGCTGCCAGTATGCTGGACCGTACTTCGGGTTCGCTATCGTGCTACCCGGAAGCAGCTGACGATCGAACACGCGAACACGCTCCACCAGTCGCTCG